GACGCTTGCCTCCACCCACAAGCAAGACGGCCATCCGTCCTATGTGCTGATATTCCCGTCGGCGCAGGCTACTTGGGTCTATGACGTATCCACCACGCTGTGGCACGCACGCGCTGGCTTTGAGAACGGGGAGTTTACAAGGCACCGCAGCAACTGCCAGATGTCGTACAACAGCGAGATTGTGGTTGGCGACTACGAGGACGGGCGACTGTACGCCTTCGATCTTGATGTCTACTCCGACGACGACCAGATCCAGAGGTGGCTGCGGTCATGGCGGGCGCTGGCTACGGGGCAGAACAACCTCAAGCGCACCGCGCACCATTCGCTGCAACTGGATGCCGAAACGGGCGTGGGTCTGAATGCCTACCCTGCCTACGATGCCGAAGACCTTGCCACCGAAGCGGCGGATATCATTGTGGCTGAGTTTGTGCAGGGCTATCTGGTTACGCAAGCCGCTGACCAGTTAGTCACTGAAGCCGGTGACGGCAACGAACCGCTGGTGACGCAAGTGCAACCCGCCGTAGATTACAACGGCTACGCGCTGGATACGGAAGCCTACGCCGCTGCGCCGGGTTACGATCCGCAGGTCATGCTGCGCTGGTCGGACGATGCAGGGCATACTTGGTCGAACGAACACTGGAACTCAATGGGTAAGATTGGTGCTTACGGCACCAGAACCATCTGGCGGCGGCTCGGCATGACGGACAAGATCCGCGACCGGGTCTATGAGGTGTCTGGCACAGATCCGGTCAAGATCGCCATTCTGGGCGCTGAATTGTTTGTCACGCCAACGGGTAGCTAGTGGCAAACCTGAACATCACCAATATCCCCGCGCCACGGGTGCCGTTTATTGACGAGCGCACCGGCCTTATGGCGCGGGAATGGTATCGGTTCTTCCTCAACCTATTCATCCTGACCGGCAGCGGGAACAACCCCATTACGCTGGAAGAGTTGCAGCTTGGACCACCTAATCAGCCCGACCTGACCGAGTTGCTGATCCAGATCAACCAGAACATTGCCCCGCAGTATGAGGATCAATCGGGCGACTTCCTAGCGACCTTAGACACCGCGCAACTGATGTCTATGATGTCGCGGTTTGAGAACGCCGAAGCCGACATCCAAGGGGCGTACCTCCAGCCGGTTGTGCAGACCGGCACCATTGCCAACTACAATCTGGACGGTAGCCCAACATTGGGCGGCGTGGCCTACGGCACCGGCCCTGCGCTGGCGGTGAGCGCAGCGGGGTCGTCCGGCCAGGTACTGACCAGCGCAGGTGCCGCAGCGCCGACTTGGGCAACACCTACCACAGGAACCGTGTCTAGCGTGTCTGTGGTGTCGGCCAACGGGCTGGCGGGGACGGTAGCTACTGCAACAACCACTCCTGCGATCACGCTCTCCACGACCATTACGGGGCTGCTCAAGGGCAACGGGACGGCGATCAGCGCAGCGGTATCCGGCACTGACTACGCTCCGGCAACCAGCGGCACCTCGATCCTGTACGGCAACGGGGCAGGCGGGTTCAACAACGTCACAATCGGCACAGGCGTGGCCTTTGCCGCTGGAACGTTATCCGCGACCGGATCAGGCGGTACGGTGACCAGCGTGACCGGAACGGCACCCGTTGTATCTTCGGGCGGCACAACGCCAGCGATTAGCATGGCTGCGGCCACCGCAAGCGTTAATGGTTACCTGACCAGCACCGATTGGAATACTTTTAACAACAAGGGCAGCGGCAGCGTCACCAGCGTTAGCTTTACCGGCGGGATTGTCACCGTTGCCACGCCGACCACAACGCCTGCGCTGACGGTTGCCGGGACAAGCGGCGGCATACCCTACTTCTCCAGCGCGTCAGCCTGGGCATCCTCTGCGGCGCTTGCGGCTGGCGCATTGGTGCTTGGCGGTGGAGCAGGCGCGACTCCGGCCACGACCGCAACTGGGACGGGCGTAGTCACCGCGCTTGGGGTCAATACCGGCACGGCAGGCGCGTTTGTGGTTAACGGCGGGGCGCTTGGCACACCGTCTAGCGGCACGGTTACCAACCTGACCGGCACCGCCAGCATCAACATCAACGGTACGGTGGGCGCTACAACGGCGGCGGATGGTAAATTCACCACGTTGAGTTCATCGGGTGCATACACGCCGAACCAGACAGCAGGCATTGTTGGAACCACAACCAACAACAGCGCACAGGCGGGGAGTTTTGGCGAGTATGTGGATTCTTCAGTTACAACGGCTACAGTTGCAACGTCAAGAACAAACGTAACCACCATATCGCTGACTGCGGGTGATTGGGACGTGAGCGCGGTCGTTGAAACTACGAACGGCGGCGTAAACGCATACATCGCTTGTTCGATCAGCCAAACAAGCGCCACCTTCGGCCCCACAGAGGGAAAGGATTTCGTCTGGGGCGGGCTTAATGTTTCTGCGGGCATAGGCTCCTCTTTTATCCCGCGATTGCGTGTTAGCTTATCCGCAACGACAACGATATATTTAGTTTCACAGGTTCCGACCGCCGACATAACCGGCGGCGTTGCTGGTTATATTTCAGCCCGACGGATGCGGTAGTTTGCACCCGGCTAAAGATTAACGATAAGGAAATAAGCAACCATGCCGCTTACGCAAATACGTTACAGCCAGATCAACGGCGCGCCGTACAATGTGATGGACTATGGCGCAAAGTTTGACGGCACGACAGACGACACTGCGGCCATCCAAGCATGTTGGGCGGATGCCATAGAGGGATCGCGGATCATTTACCCGAACGGAACTGCCAAGGTCACCGCTTTGGTTCATCCTACGACTAAGAAACTGTTCCATGAGGGCCACGGGGCCACGGGCGGGACTGACACAAGCGGCACGATCATCATTGGCAGCGGCAGCCCCGTGTGGGATTGGCCCTACGCGTTGCCTGGCAGCCGCGAGTCCAGTATGTCGGACATGGAGGTGCGCGGTTCTACTACTGGGCAGACCGGAATCCTAATTAGGAATCACGGTGTCAATATGAACCGTGTTAAGGCTTCGACGTGCTTGATCGCCATTGAAATCCAAAAAATGTATGGCTCGATCTGGAACACAGCATACGCATACGGTAGCGCAACAGAGGCCAACTCAATTGGATGCTATTTCAACCCGACAATACAAGGATCAACAGTCGGGCAAACAGACCAGAACGTGATCTCCGATTTACAGATCAACGCCAACACAACCAGTGGAACTGGGCTAAAGATGCTGAACGGTAGCGCGGGTAGCACCGGGAATATCTTTCTCAGCCCGATTGCTACCCTGTGCAATACCTCGTACAACATCACCGGCAGCAAGAACACGTTTGTCGGCGCATGGAGTGAACAGGCTACGACCGCGCATTTAACTGAGTCTGCTGCCAGCGGGTCGATCTGGCTGAACCCGGTGTTTCTGTCTACGGGGACAATTACCTACGGTCTTAATTCAACCATATTCCCGATGGAGAACGTGGCGTGGACTCCGTCGATTACGATAGGCGGCAGCACCGTTGGGATTACTTACGGGGCCGGAACCACCGGAACCTACACGAAGATCGGAAACAGGTTGTTCTTCGACTGCCGCGTCACGCTCACAAGCAAGGGCGGATTGACCGGAGCCATTCTTGTAGTCATGCCGGTGACGATGCCCACAACGACAACCATCCCCGCATTTACTGTTGGGTACGCAGACAATCTCGCTGCCGGTGCTACTACGCAAATTACCGCAATTGGCGGCAGCGCGACTACAAACGCGAATCTGTATCGTTATGCTGCTGGCGTTGCTACAGCACTCGGCGGCGCAGACATAAACAACACTTTCGACATTATCATCTCTGGTAGTTACGTATTCTAGTAGCGAGGTAACGATATGGCTGCAATCTCACCCGTTCCATTCCTACAATTTATTGACGCTAACGGCGCTCCTTTAGCAGGCGGAAAACTGTACACCTATGCGGCTGGAACCACTACGCCGCTTGCAACCTACACAACCAACGCGGGAAATATCGCCAACGCGAATCCGGTCATCTTGGATTCGGCTGGCCGCGCCTCTGTCTGGCTTGCAGCGGGGATGTATAAGTTCATCCTTAAAGACTCAACCGACGTTCTGGTTTACACAACCGATAACATTGCTGGCACTTACGGCGGGATGCAACCGGCGGTCGTGGCGACTCTAGGGCAGACAGTGTTCAATGTTTTGCCGTACACGATGGGCGGCAGTGCAATTGTGGCGGTGAACGGGTTGACTGAAGAGTACAACGTGGCGTACACAGAAACCAACAGCACCACGATCACCTTTGTGGCACCTGGCCTTTCCTCTGGCGACCGCGTAACCGTAAGGAGCATCTGAAATGACCGTCACCGTAAAAGTGCTGATTCCGGCTAAGACTGCCGAGAATGCCCAGACCACGCAATACACCGCGACCAACGTCACCACGATTATCGACAAGTTCACGGCGACC